GCGGTTTCGCTTCAGCACCAGTTAAACAAGAAGGTGCGGGAGTAGTGTTTGATCAAGCAGGTGAAACTTTCACAGCAAGATACTCACACGAAACAATCGCTTTAGCATTCTCTATTACTGAGGAAGCGATCGAAGACAACCTGTACGACAGATTAGCTGCAAGATACACAAGAGCTCTTGCAAGATCTATGTCGAACACGAAGCAAGTTAAAGCAGCATCTGTGTTAAACAATGCACAGAGAGCATCTGGATTTAACGGTGGAGATGGCGTTTCACTAATTAACAACGCTCACCCGTTAGCAACAGGTGGTACGTTCTCAAACGTATTAGCTACTGCTGCCGACCTTAACGAAACTTCACTTGAGCAATCGTTAATCGATATCTCATCTTTTGTAGATGAAAGAGGATTAAAAATTGCGACTCAAGGTAGAAAAATGATAATTCCAAAAGAATTACAATTTACTGCTGAGAGAATTATGAAGTCTCCTCAAAGAGTCGGAACTGCTGATAACGATATCAACGCACTCGCTAATATGGGTATGGTACCAGAAGGTTACAGAGTTAATAACTTTTTAACTGACACGGATTCATATTTCCTTATTACTGATGCACCTAACGGTTTTAAACACTTCATTAGAAGTCCAATTAAAACTGCTATGGAAGGTGATTTCGATACAGGAAATGTTAGATTTAAAGCTAGAGAAAGATACTCTTTTGGATTCTCAGATCCAAGATGTGTCTTTGGTAACGGAAATCTACCAACTTAATAATTAATAATAAACATTAATTACTTTAAAGGGGCGGTGTTCACATCGCCCCTTTTTTTATGTATAATTTAAAGACCTAGAAATTAAATTAAATTAATTTTGTAGACTGGCTAGGCAGACGGTATAGAGACTACAAAATTTAACCGCTATACAGGAGAAACTATTATGGCAAACACTACTTTTTCAGGACCAGTATTATCAGACAATGGTTTTATTGTTCCAACTTACACATTAGCAACTTTACCTACAGCAACAGCAGGTTTATTAATCTATGTTTCTGACGCAACAGGTGCATCTTTAACAGGATCTCTTTGTTTTGGTAACGGTACTAACTTTGTAGATGTTACTACAGGTGCAGCAGTAGCGTAATAATAATAAACTAGTGGCTCCTTCGGGAGCCACAACTAAAGGAGAAAATTATGGGTGGAGGAAGTTTCACATCAGATCAGTCGGTAGCACATGCTACAGGTACTGCACAAATGGTTCCTACAACTAGAAGAGCTAGAGTTACATCTATTCAAGGTAAGGGAAACGCAAGTGGTTCTATTATTTTAAGAACAGGTGGAGCGACAGGAGATATTGTTGCTACATATTTATTTGGAACTGAAGGACTGTCTGAATATGTGCCAGGTTCTGGAATTTTATTCGTAAATGGTGTTCATGCAACTATTTCAGGAACTACTGGAGTAACAATTACATTTACGTAAGATGGATTACTACGCTGATTTAGGATTAGAGATAGAATCTTTTGCGAAAGGCGGTATGCCTTCTCGTAACAAAAAAAACTATCGTAGTACTAAATCAGGAGCAGGAATGACTACAGCCGGTGTTAAGGCTTATAGAAGACTTAATCCTGGATCTAAACTAAAAACAGCAGTTACAGGAAAAGTCAAAAAAGGAAGCAAAGCTTCAAAACGAAGAAAGTCTTATTGTGCTAGAAGTGCAGGACAAATGAGAATGCATAATGTCAATTGCAGTAAAACGCCAGATAAAAGAATATGTGCGGCAAGAAGACGTTGGAAGTGCTAGAAAAAGCATACTGGTTATTTCTAGATTCTATTGTCTATGTTATACTTTGGCTATTATTTTTTTTACTAATATTAGGAGTTTTTATAAGAACAATGATTGATCGTTTTATATATACATTTTGTGGTATAATGGATAATGCAACTTCTTGGATAGATAAGTTGTTTGCACCAAGATGTAAATGTAAAAAGAAAAAACAACGGAGATAAATATGATAGATAAAATCAAAAGTAAAGTTATGCATTACTGGTCAGATCACAAGGTTGAATGTCTTGTGGTTGCAGTTTTAATTGCAGTAATAATCATTAAATAATTTTTAGGTATTTTATGGAGTATGCTAGGATGGATTATAGATTCACAGCATTATTAATTATTGCTCTATGCCTCCTAGCATTTTGTGGGGGACCTAGTGTCCAATAAACCATTAAGAATATCAGAAGAGGCTGCCGTTCAAATGCCTATGAAAACAGTTGCAAGTTTAATAGGTTTAGTTGCAATCGGCACCTGGGCATACTTCGGTGTTATTGAAACGCAAAACACACATAATACAAGATTACAATTAATGGAATCTGATCTTGAAAAAAATACTGAGTTTAGAATTAAATGGCCAAGAGGATTAATGGGTTCATTACCTGCTGATTCTGAGCAGTTCATGCTTATCGAAGATCTGTATAAACAAGTAGAAAAAATGCAACAGACTCAAGAAATGAACATGACAAACAAGGTTAATATAGAATTTATTATGAAACAAATGGAAAAAGCATTGAGAGATATTGAAAAACTAAAAGATAAACAAAGGGAGTTTGCAAATGGAAACGGTAATTACTAGTGTCGTTGCTCTTTGTATGTTTATAGCAGGGGAGTTAAAAGAGCATAGAATACAACAATCAATGAGTGATTGTTTAAAAGGAAAACGTCTTGCAGAACGTAATCAAAATGTTAATGTTCAGTACATGTGTGGTAAGGTACAAGCAGAATTAGAAGACAATATTGATGGTTCTAAATCAATTAAAAAAATTATTACAGAAAAATGAAGAAAAATTGTAAACAATGTAAAAAAGAGTTTGAAGCTAAAGAAGAATTAGATTTATTCTGTAGCCAAGACTGTAAGGAAGAAGCTCTAGCTGATCTTGACAATGACAGCGATGAGTGTTTAAGCTGTCAATAATGAATCTTTCAAGAAATTTCTCCCTTCAGGAACTTATCAAGTCTGATACTGCAATACGTAAAGGTATCAATAACAATCCTAACTCAGGTCAAATAGAAAAACTAAAAGCACTTTGTGAAAATATTTTGCAACCTGTCAGGGACCATTTCGGAAGAGTAAAAGTGACATCAGGATTCCGTAGTGAAGATTTATGTCTTGCTATTGGATCAAGTCGAAACAGCCAGCATGCTAAAGCTGAGGCCGCAGACTTCGAATGTGTTGGAGTTGATAACGCTGAAGTTGCTGATTGGATTAAAATGAACCTTGAGACAGATCAGTTGATCCTCGAGTTCTACACGCCTGGCGAACCTAATTCGGGATGGATACACTGTAGTTGGATACCTGAAGGTAGACGTGAGCAATTTATGCACGCATACAAATCAGAAGGTAAAACAAAATACAAACCTATAATTGGTAAAGCAAAAGATATAATATAATGGTAATAGGAAGATCACAAATATCTAAACAAATAGATGGTAAATTAGGTGACCCAAAAAAGAAAAATAAAGAAAAAAAGAAGTCTCAAGTTAAGAAACCTAATCGCAAAAACGCTCTTTCAAGGACATTTACTGTTTAAGCCAAAAGTGGTACAATCAAATAAGTTGTACAACCGCAAAAAGGATAAGTATAAAACTTACAATGCGGCCGCTAAAATGGAGGAATAATGGCAAAAAAAATGAAAAAAGGAAAAGGTCCTTGTTGGGAAGGTTATGAAATGGTTGGAACTAAGATGAAGAATGGTAAAAAAGTACCTAACTGTGTTCCAATGAAAAAAAGAAGTTCAGGATCTCCTAAAATGGGTGAATACATTGGTTCTCATATTAAATCAGAAGTTGGAGAACAAATGGTTTCTAATAAATCTTACGAGAATTATTATAAAGATATTTTATAATGGATTACGCATCTAAATATTATAAGAACGCAAGTTCTGAAAACAAAAAGAAATTTAATAAGATAGTAAATGATTTAAGAACAGACATGTCTTTAGATTCTGCTGTTAGTGAAGGTTTAAGAAAAATAAGAGAAGAAATTAGAAATACATCTGGAGGAAAAAAATATAATACAGGTGGGGGTGTTCATTTAGACGATGATAGTACAGTACCATATAAACCAAAAACAAAAACAGGTCCAATTAAAGGTGGTAAAACTCCTGCAATACCTATTGATGATTTTATGAAATTTAAAAAATATGAAAAAAAAATAATAAAAAGTGCTTCTAAGGGAGGTATAATATTAACCAAGGATAATTACTATAAGGATATATTATAATGGCAAGTTCTGGGACTACAGCGTTTGATTTAAATATAGATGAAATTATAGATGAAGCTTATGAAAGATGTGGTTTATCTACAGATTCAGGGTATGATTTAAAAAGAGCTAGAAGAAATTTAAATATATTATTTTCTGAGTGGGGTAATCGTGGATTACATCTTTGGAAAGTAAAAAATAAATCACAAGAATTAACTGCAGGAACTTTTGAATATACTACACCGAGCGATTGTAGTGATGTGTTAGAAGCTTATATATCTACAACATCGGGAACTACTGCTGATACTCAAGACGTTTCTATAACTAAAATTGACAGATCTACTTACGCTGCATTACCTAATAAAGGTAATGTAGGTCAGCCCTCTCAATACTATGTGGAAAGACATATCACTCCTAAAATTTATTTATATCAAGCACCTAACAAAACAACATATACACATTTAAAATATTATTATATTGGAAGAATAGAAGATGCAGGAGGATATACAAATACTCCAGATGCTCCTTATAGATTTTTACCTTGTATGGTTGCAGGTCTTGCATATTATATTTCTTTTTTAAAAGCTGCAGATAGAACTCAAATGTTAAAAATGGCTTACGAAGATGAAATGAAAAGAGCATTAGATGAAGATGGTTCTAGAACTTCTTTATATATTTCGCCACAAACTTATTTTGGAGATGGAGTATAATGGGTAATTACGCATCAGGAAAAAATTCAAAAGCAATTTCTGATAGATCAGGTATGGCTTTTCCTTATCAAGAAATGGTAAGAGAATGGACTGGAGCGTTAGTTCACATATCAGAATTTGAATCTAAACAACCTCAAATAAGAAGAAAAACTATAAAATCAGATGCGATAGCACTACAAAATACTAGAAGTCAAGATTTTACATTACAATCAGGAGGTGCTAGATTTACAACAATAGACTTATCTTTACCAGGTGTTTTTAGTTTTGAATCTTCTGGAATGCAACCAGATAATTCTGCAGAACAAAACAGACAAAGACAATTAATAAGTACTACAGGTACTATAACAGTGAGTATTACATAATGGCTATAACACATTCAGATTTTTTAACACAAGTAAGAAACTATACTGAAGTAGATAGTAATGTTTTAACTGATTCTATTATTGATGGTTTTATTAGATCAACAGAGTTGAATGTTGCAGGCCAAGTAGATTATGATGATTTAAGAAAATACTCGACTTCTACATTTACATCAGGAAACAGATACGTTTCATTACCTGCAGATTGTATGATTATCAGATCAATACAAGTGATAAATGGTTCTGATAGAACTTTTTTAGAACGTAGAGACACTAGTTTTATATCTGAATACAACAGCGGTGGTACTACAGGGGAGCCTAAATTTTGGGCAAATTGGGATGATTTTAATGTACTAGTAGCACCAACTCCGAATTCAGCTTACACAATTCAAATTAATTTTATTAAAGATCCTCCACATTTTAATAGTTCAACAAACACTTTTTTGTCTACTTATCAAGAACCTATGTTATTACATGGTGTCTTAACAGAAGCTTTTTCTTATCTTAAAGGACCTCAGGATCTTTACACGTTGTATAAAAGCAAGTATGATGAAGAAATAAAGAATTTTGCCCTTCAACAAATGGGTAGAAGAAGACGAGGAGAATACGATAGTGGGGTACCTAGAGTTCAGATACCTTCACCATCACCATAAAATTATTAAGGAGAATAAACTATGGCAATAACAACAAACGCAATTTGTAATTCGTTTAAAAAACAATTACTTGGTGGCGAACATGATTTCGACACATCATCAGATACGTATAATTTAGCAATGTATACTTCAGTTGCAACATTAGGTGCGTCAACAACTAACTACGCAACAACAAACGAAGTTTCATCACCATCAGGATATTCTGCTGGTGGAAAAGCTTTAGTAAACCAAGGTGTAAAAGTATCTTCAGGTGTAGCTATCACTAACTTCGCTGATTTATCTTTCACAGGGGTTACTTTAACTGCAAGAGGAGCTTTAATTTATAACACAACTACTGACGGTGGTACAAATACTACTGATGCAGTTGCTGTATTAGATTTTGGTGGAGACAAGACTGCAACATCTGGAACATTTACGATCCAGTTCCCTGCATTCACAACATCTGCTGCAATTTTAAGAATTGCATAATAAATAGGAGTTAAAATGGCTTTGGTAGTAAACGATAGAGTAA